ATTTATGGAAGATGCTAAACCTTTTATTGGTCAAGCAATTGAAACATTAGAAATTTGGAATCAACCTTCACGTTTAAATAAATGGTGGACTAATGTAAGAGCAGATAAATTAGCAAAAAGAATGGCTTATTTATTAACAACACCAGAAGGAAAAAGTGAATTAGCAAAATTAAGAGAAATAGGTCCTAAAAGTAAAGCGGGGGTTATACTCTTTACTCACATACTTGGTGGTGGCTCATTAACAAATGTAAAAGAAAAAGCAATGAATCAAAAAGACGTAGAACAAGGAGAATTTGAACCGAGGTATTAAATGGCAATAAAAGATTATTCAACAACAGCAAATAGTAATAGTACATTAAGCGGAATTAGTGTTGCGGAGGGAATGGCACCATCGCTAGTTAATAACGTTTTTCGTGCTGATATGTCCGCACAAAAAGATCAATGGAACGATAAAGAGTGGTTTGTTCTAGGAAATGGCGATACAACCAACACTTACACTAGAACAGGTGCAACAACTGTTACTATCGGTGCTGATGTTACAGGAACTCATCATGTTGGCCGTCGTATTAAATTAACAGGAACCAACACCTCTACAACAGGAATTTTTGGAAAAATAGCTACAAGCAGTTATTCTTCACCAAACACAACTTTAACTTTTACTTTTGACTCAGGGTCAATCCATGCGAGTGACAGTAACCCAGTTTTATATTTAGGTTCTACTTACGTTGGACCTTCAACCCCTGTTATAGATACTGACGCTATGTCGGAGGACAGCGCAATCTTACCTCCTTCCCAGCAATCAGTAAAAGCATATATTGACAGTGGTTCAATTACTTTAACAAATAAAACATTAACCTCTCCTGTTGTTAATACAGGAATAAGTGGTACAGCAATACAAGATGATGATAACTTTTCATCTGCTTCGGCTACTAAACTTGCAAGTTCTGAAAGTATTAAAGCGTATGTTGATGCACAATTAACAGCGCAAGACGTTGACATTACAACTGACTCAGGGACTATTGCTATAGATCTTGACTCGGAAACGTTAACTGTTTCTGGGGGCGAAGGTATTGATACCTCTGCTACAGGTAATGCAATAACTATAGCTGGTGAGGACGCTACAACATCTAATAAAGGTGTTGCTTCTTTTCATTCTGATAATTTTGCTGTTTCTTCAGGAGCAGTAACAATTAAAGATGGCGGGGTAGCTAATGCTGAGTTAGTTAATTCTTCTATAACGGTTGCTTCAGGTGGTGACTCTACGGCTATTGCTTTAGGGGGAACAGCTACTTTTAGTGCTGGTGAAGGTATTGATGTAGCGGAAAGTTCAGGAACCGTAACTATATCTGGTGAAGATGCTACAACAAGCAACAAAGGAATTTCATCTTTTGCTTCTGGAGATTTTGATGTTTCAAGCGGAGCCGTTTCTGTTAAAACAGCAGGAATAAGTGACTCACAACTTGCTACTGGCATTGATGCTACAAAATTAGCTGATGGTTCAGTTACTAATGCTGAGTTACAATATATTAATTCATTATCTTCAAATGCACAAACTCAAATTACTGGGAAACTAACTGCATCAAATAACTTATCAGATGTTAGTTCAGCTTCTACATCAAGAACTAATTTAGGTTTAGGAACTATTTCTACACAAGCTTCAAGTAATGTTTCTATTACGGGAGGTGCTATTTCAGGATTATCTTCTCCTAGTTCTGGAAGCGAACCAGCAACAAAAACATACACCGACAATTTAATAGCTGGATTAAAAACTAGGGTTATATGCCGTGTAGCAACAACAGGAAATGTTGACTTAACAGCAGATCTTCAAAATTCAGACACTTTAGACGGGGTGACTCTTGCTACAAATGATAAAGTTTTAGTAAAAAATCAAAGCACAGCAAGTCAAAACGGAATTTATAAAGTAGTAGCATCGGGAACAGCTTCCCGTGATACAGACTTTGACACAGCAGGAGAAATGGCTGGTCAAATGGTTATTATTCAAGAAGGTTCAACTAACGCTGACACTATCTGGTTAAATACTAATGATAGTAATATGAGTTTAGGTTCTACGAGTGTGTCTTTTAGCAAGGTGACTCCATCGAACACTGGCACGGTCACAAGCGCTGGGTTGACTCAATCAGCTTCAGAATTTACTATTTCAGGATCACCAATTACAAGTTCAGGGAATATAACAATAGACGTTAACAGAATTTCGGCAACTAAAATTGGTGCCAACACTAATATTAGTGACACTGAATATGGCTATCTCAACGGAGTTAGTTCTAATATTCAAACCCAGTTAGATGCAAAGGCAACTACTGGATTTTCAACAGCAATAGCAATTGCATTAAGTTAAGGAGAGTAAATGGCAAACAATTTTGATGAAAAATCATTAACCATTAGTAATGCTTCCTTGACGGATATTTACACGGCTTCAAATAAGTCAATGGTCGTAACTGGCACATTAGCAAATACAGGCACAGTGTCAATAAATGTAACTCTTAAAAAATATGATGCGAGTGGTACGGCCACTTTCACAAAATTTAAAGACGTTCCAGTTCCCGTCGGTTCGGCATTAACTATACCAAAAATCGTACTAAATACGTCCGATAAAATTCAGGCACAGAGTTCAAGCAGTTCAGGGTTATTGGATGTATCACTAGAATTACTAACGGATATAAGCTAATGTCAGAAAGTTATATTGGACCAGCACCAAAAAGCGGATTTATTTCAACAGCAGTACAGCGCGTAACAGGTTCTACAAATAATTATGTAGATTTAGACCATAGTATATCAAGTTTAAGTGAATGTATAGTGTGGTGGAATAATGTAAAACAAGATACGAACGATTTAACTTTAACAACCTCTACGCGTATTACATTAGGTGGAACTTTAGTATCAGGTGATGTTGTTCAAATTTTATTCGTCGCAAAGGCGGTATCTACCCAAGCGCCCGCAACGGGACAAGTAACTTTAGATATGCTTTCAGCTTCAGGAACAAAGAACAACACTACGTTTTTAAGAGGAGATAACACTTTTGCTACTGCTAGCACAGACCTTACTGCTATTGCAGATGGTTCAGCAGGTTCCCCTTCAATAGCAAATTCTGGAGATACAGATACAGGAATATATTGGGGTACAGCCAATGAACTTAATTTTGCTTCAGGAGGAGTCGAAAGAGGAACAATAACTGTTCATACTGACGGAAATGGCGGAATGATGAAGTTAGGTTCTGGTGGAAATTCTGGGATGCTTACTACTGATGGTGGACAAATGCAACTTTGGGCGCCTGGTGGCGAAGAAATGCATATTAAAATGACTGATAGTGAAACAACTACAGCAAGATTTAAAAATGGTGGTGGGTTATTAGTTAATACAAATACTGATGATGGAAATAGTTTAACTGGTGGTGGAGATTATGGAGCAATTATAAATTGTCGTCCTACAAAGACACCAGGATTTGCTTTTCAATCTGATGGATTAGTTATTAATCGTTCTGAAGGCGATAACAATAATAGAGATATAATTATGTTCTATCGTAATGGCTCTAATCCTGGAAATATTTCAGCAAGTAATTCAACAGTTGGTTACGGTACATTTTTAGGTGTTCACTATGCACAATTAACAGATGATTCAAAACCAGACATTCTTGTTGGTACTGTTATGGAAAGTATTAATGAAACCTCTGAGTGGCACATGGCTCAATTTACTGTACCAGAATATACAGAAGATGGAGTTACTTATCCTTCTCAAGTTCTTAAAAGATATATTCCAAAAACAAATAGTGTAGGAGATAATATTAAATTCAAATGGCACAAAAATTATAAAGAAGGTGACGAAGGTTTTGATGACAATGCAATCGAATATGATGCTGTTGTTATAAAAGAAAATGATGAAGAATATCTTGCTAGAGTAAAAGTATCAGACACAGAAGATAGTAAAGCTGTGTATGGAATTTTTGAGTCATGGATGCAATCAGAAGCAAATGATATTTCAGTAGGTTCATTAGGTGCATTTATGATTAGAGTTCACAAAGATGAAACAGTTTCTATTGGAGATTATTTACAAAGCAAAGGTGACGGCACAGCTAAAGTACAAGCAGACGATATTTTACGAGCAAGTACAATAGCAAAAGTGGTTAAAACAAATAAAATTAAAACATATGATGATGGCAGTTATTTAGTGTCATGTACATTACATTGTGGTTAAAGGAGAATAAATAATGGCATTTACTAAAATTGCAGTCGAAAATTTAGGCGGGTCAGTATTACCTGCTGTTAGCGGAGCAAGTCTTACAAATTTGGTAGCTGGCAAAATTGGTCAAGTAATCCAAACAATTTTTTCAACAGATACAGATTTTGCAACTAGCACTTTTACTGATATAACTGGTGGAGGAAATACACTATCAGCTACAATTACACCAACTGCATCTACTTCAAAAGTTTTAGTTACATATATTACTCAAGCATCAATGGGTAATAATAAAGGATATAAAACTCAATTAGAACAAGCAATAAGTGGTGGAGCAACAACAAATGTTCTTACTATACCTAACCAAAAAGATACTTACGGAGATGGAGATACACACCAACAAAGAAGTTCTGTACAATATTTAGCTTCTCCAAATACAACTTCAGCAACAACTTATACTGTAATGATAGCTACAGATGGAGCAGGGACTGTTACCATAGCAAATGGTGGCTCACAATGTATGATCACTTTGATGGAGGTATTGGCATGAGTAATTATATAGGACGTGGAATAGATCAAATAGATAACGTATCGACTCTCGATAATTTAAGTTTTAACGGAAGCGATGCCACATTTAATTTAACACAAAACTCAACAGCTTTTACTCCCGTTTCTGCTGACGCGCTTCAAATACAAATTGACGGAATTATACAATCAGGAAATTACACTGTTTCAGGATCAACTGTTACTTTTGATTTTACTCCTTCAGGGTCAAGTGTATGTAATGGAATAAAACATTTTGGTGTTGGATTATTAACAACTCCTACTGACGGGTCAGTTACCGCAACTAAAATTGGAACTGATGCAGTTATACAAGCTAAAATAGGTAATGAAGCTATTAATGAAGCTAAAATGCAAATTAGTAATGCTCCCACAAATGGATATTTTTTATCTGCTCAAAGTGGCAACACAGGTGGACTTACTTGGGCAAGTGCAACACCATCAGTAACACCTGATAATTGTCAATATTTTATTTTAGGTAGTAATCAAACAATATCAGTAAATACTGCAACAACAATAACAGGTTGGGGTAGTACTGAACTTACTGCTCGTTTGTTATTTAATTATGGAACTCAATATGTCACTCACTCGTCAGGTATATTTAGTTTTTCAACTGAAGGTTATTATAAGGTAGCTTTTAGATCTAGTGGAAGCACAACAGGTGCAAGTAGTGGTAATGCCTATATTAATAGTACAACAAACAATTCATCATATGCAGACGCAGTTGATGTAAATTTTTCAAATAGTGCAAGTGGAGGTTTTAATTTTTATATGGACGGAATTTTTAAAATTACTGACACTACAAATCACAAATTATCTACTTCAATTTATTTACCGACAAATGGAGGAGAAGTAGCTGGAAACACAACAAGACAAAGAACTTACATAAGATTTCAAAGATTAGGAACAGCTTCATGAGTAATTTAATAAATAAAATAATATTATATTTAGAAAGAACACCAGACTTTAAAGAAGAAGTAAAACTTAAAGACGATGGTCTTGGAGAGGGTATGTATATTGCTGAATGGAATGCAAAAGATAAAGCAAAGCCAACAGACGAACAATTAAATGCTCTTGAAAGTAAAGCTACTAAATTAGAAAATAATAATAAAATTCGTGCAACTAGAAGAAATTTATATGGAGATATTGGAGATCAACTTGACGAAATATTTAAAGATATAGATACTTGGAAAACAAGAATACAAAAAATTAAAACGGATAACCCAAAGGAATAAATAAATGGCACAAACAAAATTAAACGCGACTCTAGGTCTTACTGGAAATATAAATTTAGCTTCACAAGTTACAGGCGCTTTACCAGTAGCCAATGGTGGCACAGCTTTAACAAGTGGGTTTGTAAATGGTGGTGCATTAACTGAAGTAGATACATGGAGAAAAACATCTGCTATGAACTCAACATCAAGTGGAGTTTTTTTAACTAATAATTTAGAAAGAGTTGATACTAATAACTTTAGCAAAGTTGGAACTGGAATGACTGAATCTTCAGGCGTATTTACTTTTCCATCAACAGGTGTTTGGCTTTTAAGATTTCAAGCATATTTTTATTCTAACAGTCAAAACGATCACAACTACGGATTAGCTGAAATATTTACTACAACAGATGATGGTACTTATGATAAAGCATCAAACTCCACGGGAAATAATAGTGCTACAAATCAATCAATGTCATCTCCAGCTATGTTTATTTTTAATTGCACAGCTACAGCAACACATAAAGTTAAATTTAGAGTAGCATCTAGTTCTGATTGGTATGTTGGTGGCTCAAGTGCAGATAACGACACTTGGATGGATTTTATAAAACTAGCGGAGGCACAATAATGGAACGAAACGGTAGACCAAATATGATTGAAGATTATATTGTTAGTTTAAGAGGTGGCGATTTTATTCGTTGGAAAGATAGTAAAAATAAAATTTATTCTAATTTAGAAATTACAGATGGTGGTTCTAAACCAACAGAAAAAGAATGTAATGATGGATTAAAAGCTATGCAAGATGCTTGGGATAGTAAACATGGTTAATCCTAATTGTCCTGTTTGTGGTTGCGATAAAGACAAGTGTACTTGTGATGATGGTTGCGAGTCATGTGGAGCATAAATGAAATTATCAGACAACACCTCGGTAAGTATGCCTATGAGAAATCTTCTCAGCATACTTGGAGCAGTAGCGGTTGGAGTCTGGGCATACTTTGGGATTATTGAAAGGTTAAATTCTATTGAAACTCGTTCAACCCTAGCAGAAGCCGATTTAGAAAAAAACACAGAATTTAGAATTAAATGGCCTAGAGGAGAAATGGGATCTCTCCCTGCTGATGCACAACAAGATATGTTAATTGAATTTATGGCAACACAATTAGAAGCCATGCAATCTGAAATGGAATCTATGATGTCAAACACAGTTAATATTAAAAGAAGTCAACAAGATATTGAAAAATTAATTAAAGATGTTGAAAAACTTAAAGACAAATTAAGAGAAACAAATGGAAGTCATTAGTATAATTGTAATGTTTATGTTTGGTAATATGAATGACCAAGAACATCAAATGACACAATATATTCCTATGTCCTCTTTGTCTGAATGTATGAAAGAAGTTAGAACATTAAAAAAAACACAAACAGATTATACAAAAGATGCTTTTTGTAGTCCTGCTATTGTAGAAATTAAAAATAATGAAGTAGTCGCTTTATATAATGAAATACCAGAAGGTGCTACTTTAGTTAAGAAAGACATAAGTAAAGAAGCATTTACAAGATGGACTTTAAAAGCAAAAGAAAAATGGAAAAAATAAAAACAATAACTAATGAAATTTTTTTTAACGAATTTACTAACCTTAACTCTAATAATTATTATATCAGCTTACGCGAAACCTGTTTTATCTAACAATACCCAAAGTAATGAAACGGGGTCCAATACGATAATCGATGGAAATATGACTACCAACAACACCTATGATGGCGGTCAAACAAACACTACTACATCCACAACAACCAATTCCTCCACAGCTTCCCAAATACCAGTTAATACTGCTAACTCACCATCTTATTCAAGTATGAGTCAGGACGTTTGTTCAATGGGTATTTCTGGATCTGTTTCTTCTTCATTAGTAGGAGTATCAGGGGGAAAACATGTGATTGATGAAGATTGTGTTCGCATTAAATATGCTAAAGTTCTTCATGACTTTGGTATGAAAGTAGCTTCTATAACCTTGTTATGTCAAAAAAAAGAAGTGTTTATGGCTATGGCTGAAGCAAATACTTTTTGTCCTCATCAAGGAAAAATAGGAGAAGATGCAAAAAGTTCATGGGAAACTTATCCTGAACTTAGACCTGATTATAAAGAATGGAAAAAAAGATCTGAATATAAAGCTAAAATAGATTTACAAATTTTAAAAGAGAAAGCTGATAATGACCCGTTTGATAATATTATTATACCTGACCGTCATAACTAGCTTTGCTTATGCAGAAACTACTGGAAATTTATTACCTAATGCTGGTGACGGACTAGATTGGAACTCTAATTCTACTGATTTAATTAATGATGGTAGTAGTGGTTATGTTTCTAATGGCTCAACAGTTAATGGTTTTACTATTACTTGCCCAACAGGACAATCTAACTGTGGTTATAAGTATGATGTAGGCGGAGATTTTGAGGTAACAGGAACAGCTACAGTAAGTGTTAATGATATTGGTTTAACTAGCAACTCTATTACCCAGCCAATGTTAAATAATGGAATTACATTAAATAGCTACGTTGATGTTGCTAATTGTGAAAGCACCCAGGGTAATTGTGAGTCTAAAGGTGGTAGTAACGACTCTCATACTACAATAATAAAATTAAAAGATGTTAATGGAACTGTATTAAGTACCAACACACAAACAAGAACTAATCTTGATGGCTTTCAAGGGAACTGTAATGGTTATCCAACATATTCTGGATCTGATGGTAGATCAAATAATTGTGGTCAATACAACGATACAATAATATTTAGTGGACCTAATTCTAATAAAGTAGATTGGTCATGGTCAGGAACAGATAGTAATTATACAAATCAATCTATACAGGGACCAAATTTATTAGGTGCATCTTTAACGATGACTTATAATCCTATTATTTTAAGTGATGAAATACAAGATGATTTAAACGATATTGTTATTAATGATGATTTTGTTGATAATATTATTCTTGATGAAATAATATGGGACTTTGAAGAAATTACTTTTGATGAAGCTTTAGTAGAATTAGAAAGTTTAAACTTTGAAGAAACAATTATTTTAACAGATCTTATAGATGATTTTGAAGAATTTGATTTTGGAGAAATTGCATTAGAAGAATTTGAAGATCTAGCTTTTGAAGATTTAGAAGAAATTGATTTTACAGACTTTGAAGAAATAGACTTTGAAGAATTTGAAGAAATTATAGCGGAAGCTGAGATAGAAGAATTTAATGAAATTGAAGAAATTGAAGATGTTGAGGTTGTTGAAGAAGAAGCAATTGAAATAGAAGAAGAAACTGAAATAGAAATTGTTGAAGAAACAGAGGAGATAATAAATGCACCAGAAGAAGAAACCGAAACCGCCGAGGTACTAGAAGAAGAAACTAAAACTATAGAAGAAGCAGAAGAAATTGAAGAAATAGAAAAAGAAGAAATTGAAACTGTAGAAAAAATAGATGAGGTTGAAGAAATAGAAAGTAATGAAATAGAGGTTGTTAATAAAGATATTAAAATAGATATTAACGATAAGATAGAGGTTAAAGTAGCTGAGATAACTTTATTCTCTAACTCTAACGCTTTAGATGTTTATAAATCTGATAATTTTTATAAACCGCAAAACATTTATCAAAATGTTGATGATGCTTTATTCATACAAACTGACTTAGGTACTTATTATAAAGATATTTATATTGGCGTTACATTAGATAACTACATTAACAGTGACCCCATTGGTCAACGAAACCAAAAACTTTATGATCTTAAAGTAGAAAAACTAAAAATTATGATTGATTTAAAAAAACTTAAAGGATTATTATGATACAAAAACTAACAAGTATAAGCGCATTAATTGGAGTAGTTTTAACAATTGGTGGAGGTTTTTATACATGGGGTCAGTTCAATACAAGACTTGATACAATAGAAAACAAAGAATTTGTTATTAATGAAACAGTAGATCTAGGACCTATTAATGAAAAAATTTCTACATTAGAGGTTCAGATATTAGACCGCATGTCTGCATTAGAAGATGAATGGATGGCTAGAGATAACGATAGTTTAGATACTATTAGTACAGATATTTTAACAGCTAAAGCTGATTCAATAAAAGGTGATGAAAAACTTGCATCTGTTGATAAAGAAATAATGCAAAAAGTAAGCGATGCTAATGCTGAAATATATAAAGAGTTTGGTAAAATGAGAGATCTTATTAATGAAATTAATAAGCTGGTTACTATTGTTCAAAAAGAAAATGAATTACAAACTATTTTAATTGAAGAAATTAAACAGGAAAATTCTTCTCCTTTAGGTGGATAATGTTTAATATTATTGCTACAATTTGTTTTTTGCAATTAAGCGATTTACCTCCAGTATGTTTTGCTAATGCACACATTCCTTATAATTTTAAAACTAAAGAAGAATGTTTGTTAAAAAGAAATATTTTAGTAGATGAAATAGATCAAGATTTAAAAGACATGCACGTTTCAATGTTTTTATATTGTGTTAATAAAATAAATGTGGAGAGTACAGATGTCTGATTGGGAAAAACAATTAATACATTTACAAAAAACTTTAGATGAGGTTAAGGTTGAGGTTAAAGAAAACCGTCAAGAGGTTATAAAATTAAAAGAAGAAATGGCGACAGGTAAGTCAGCCATAAGAACAACATTAGTAATAGGATCTATACTCAGTGGGATCTGGGTATTTATGAAATTAATCGCCAATCAATAACTAGGACTGTTTCAAAGGAAACAATGAAACAAAATCGTATATTAATAATTAGTGATTTGCACATGCCAAATCAACACCCTTCCGCTATTCCTTTTCTGGAAAAGCTACATAAGAAATGGAAATTTACTAAGGTTTTTCAAATTGGTGATCTAGTAGATTTTGCAAGCGTACAAGTAGAAAGACCAAATGATCCAGAGGTAGAATCACCTATCTTTGAAATTGGTAAAGCAACAAAAGAAATTAGGAAGCTAGAAAAGTTATTTCCTGAAATGGATATACTTAAAGGCAACCATGATCTTCGCATTGAAAGAAAAGCAGAACGTTTTGGTATTCCAAGAACTATGCTAAAAGATCTAAACGAAATTTTTGATATAAAAGCAAAGTGGCGCTGGCACGACAAATACATTCTTACACTCCCCAGCAAACATAAAGTATTTTTAACACATAACTTTAAGAACAATGTATTAAGTAGTTCTAAAGAATTAGGTTGCTCATTAATCACTGGACATTTTCACACATCTGCAAATGTAAGTTGGTGGTCCTCACCTTCTGCTTTAAATTTTGCAATGAGTACAGGATGTTTAATTAATCCTAAATCACCAGCAATGAAATATCAAAAGTTATTTATTAAAAGACCAATTCTATCAGTAGGTATGTTGATAGATGAAACACCAATAATACAACCAATGTATTTAAACGATAAAGGGGAATGGAATGGAAAAGTCTGACGTGTTAGTTATGGCCCAAACAGTTTGGGGGGAAGCAAGAGGAGAAACAAAAGAAGGACAATATGCTATTGCCCATGTTATTAAAAATAGATTTGATTCTAAAAGGTGGTTTAGCGCAGATACTTTAGAAGGTGTATGCAAAAAGAAATGGCAATTCTCATGTTGGAATGAAGGCGATCCTAACAAAGAAAAAATGGAACAGCTTACTCACGGAGATATAAAAGACTTTGTTGATATAGCGAATAATGTTTTAGATGGATTGCACGATAGTAACGTTGGTAAAGCTACTCATTACTATGCAGATTATATTAGTGAACCTAAATGGGCAGAAGGAAAAACCCCCATCACGAAGATAGGGGTTCATCATTTTTACGAAGATATAGATTAAGAAACTTTTACAAATTCTTTTATCCATAAAGCTAATCTTCTGTATTCATAATATTTTTGAACAGTTTTTTTAGTTAGTTTCATTTGTTTCATATTTTCCTCAGTGATGTCTTGCCATTTGCCATCACCTTGAAAAGAAAATTTATCAAATGCCTTATCTATTAATATTAATAATTCTTTTGATGATCTAATATTAAGAGGTTTAGATTTATCTTCAATCATGCATTACTCCTTTCTCCCACTTTGTTAAAAGTATCATGGACTATTGGAATTAATTTTTTATGGTAGTTCCAAAAGTCTTTGTAATGATGCATGAATTTTAAGTGAGCCAATTCATGTGCTAAAGTATTTAAAACGCTAGAGTAGTGTCTATCAAAAGTAATATTAATTTTAATATCACCCCATTGATTACACCAACCATAATTAGAATTACATCTTACTTTCCAAGATATTACATCTTTTAAAGGTAAAAATTCTTTGGTGGCTACTTGCCTAGCAGTTAAAACTAATTGTTTAAAAAATTTAACATCATCTTTTTCAATGTGTTTATTTTTTAATTCATTTCTAATTATTTTAGCTAAAGGTTTTCTAAACCGTTTTACTTTTTGTGGATAATAAAATTGATAACGTCCATTACTAAAATATTTTTTAGTTGAATTCATATTGTCCTTAATTGTTTCATGATTTCTTTTACTCTTATTGTTTTAGTAAAAGTCTTTAATATTTTTAAATAAAACTTTGCACTCTTTTTATTTAAAATACATGGTGCCGTTTCTAGTGGCCATCCCATTAGATAAGCTAATCTCATCTTTTGATTTGATGGCATACTAGGAGTAGCACTACGTCTAATTTTTTTGTATTCACCTGTAATAGAGTAAATACAATGATGGTACTTACGATCAGTTTTAACAAACCAAGTGTAAGTTCCGCAGTCTATTAATTTATAATTCATCGGTTAACTCCTTTTTATAAAATTAATGTAAAAACATATTAACATAGTTTTTATTAAAAGTCAAAAACGCTGTTATAGGTATAACAATGTTACACTTAATAAATGAGGAGTTACCGTCAAACACAAAAAAAATATTTAAAGCATAGCTTCAAAAAAAATTTTTTTTATTTTGTGGATATTTTTTTTAACAAAAGGAAAAATTATTTATGTTAAATTTACTTTTAGGACCAGTTGTTGATATTGTTTCTACAAGCGTAAAAGGTTTTGTTGATACAAAGAAAGCAAAGGCAGAACAAAAAGTTACAGAAATAAAAGCTAAAACTGAGTTGATGCATCAACAAATAAAAGGGGAAGCTGATTGGGATTTAGAAGCAATAAAAAATACACAAGGTTCGTGGAAAGACGAGTACCTCACAATTTTGTTTTCTATACCTTTGTTATTATGTTTTATACCTTTTACAGTTGAATATGTTGAACGAGGTTTTACAGCTTTGCAACAGACTCCAGATTGGTACAAATATACTTTAGGTGTAATTGTATCAGCATCTTTTGGAATAAAAGGTGCATCTAAATTTTTTAAAAAATAGGAGGTAAAATGAAATACTTTACATGGTTCAAGGACCTACAAAAGAAATATCAGATTATTATTGTGGCTTTAGCAGTTATAATAGTAATGTATTTTTCAGGATTATTTTAAATGAAATGTCCTCCAAAAGTTAAGGTTGGATATAAGGACATAGACATAGATCTTGTTCGTTCTGATTTCACAAAACAAACAGATTGTTACGGGGAATATCAACACAGGGCGAACAAGATTGAAATACAAAAAGACTTAACACCTACTGATTTTGCTAATACTTTATTACATGAAATATTACATGCAGTAGTGTACGAACATTCTTTAACGTGTGATGGCAATGTTTTATCAGTAGATACTAACGAAGAAATTGTCGTCAATTCAATAACAAACGGACTAATGACTGTTATTAAAGACAATCCTTGGTTCTTAAAATTTTTGCAGGACAACATTCATGGACGACAATTTATTAAACATAAATAACGATAAAAGCTGGAAAGATTATAGAACAATACAAGCGTGGAAAGATGTAAACAAAACACCTTGGACCGAAGGATTATTAGGTAATAACCAAACAATAACAGGACAAGAATTTTCTGAAAATCCTATTATTAGTGGCATACAAAAATTTAATAAAGGATTGTTAGGGACCACTTTAGGAACAGGTGAACAAGCTTTAAATTATTTAATTTCTGGTGCAATGACACCTTTTGCTTTTGCTGGTGATACAGCAGAACAAATACATGAAAAATTACCAGACTCATGGGCCAATAAACTTTCAGAGATTATGTATCGTTCACCTGAAATGGACTCTGACGATTTTGGCGACGCGTTTGAAGGCCACATACTTGAAGGCATTATGGCCTTTCCAACTTTGGCAGAATTTCGTCCCATTGCATTAAAGTTTAAAAACAAAAAACAAAAATTACCTAAAGAGGTAATAGAACAAGTTTTAGAAAAAATTGAAAATAAACCTAATCAATACAGTCAAGAATTATATTTATCATATAATAATAAAATTAATAACCCCAAACAATTAGTTAATAATAAAGTTGATGTACCAGAAAATTATTTAAAAGAAATATCTGATTTTTATGAAGGTGCTAAACATCAACCCAACCATCCAAAAATACAAGCATCATATAATTCATTAATTGAAGAAACATTAGCACAATATCAACACATGATTGAAGGTGGTATTGTTCCTGAAATTTTTTATCCATCAAAAGGTAAACCAGAACCTTATCTTTCTTCAGCACACATGATGAATGATGTTGCTAATAATAAAAATTTAAAATTTCTTAAAACAAATATAGATGATCTTCCTTCCGATCATCCTATGGCTAAACCGTCAGGTATCTTTATTAATGGTGAAGAATTATTGGTTAATGATGTTTTTCGTATTGTTCATGATTATTATGGTCATACACCTAACGGTTTTCAATTTGGTCCTAAAGGTGAATACAATGCATTTAGATCACATGCTAATATGTATAGTGACCTGTCTATATCAGCATTAGCTAATGAAACATTATTTCAAAATGCATGGGTAAATTATAATAAAAATGTAAGACGTAAGGATGGTTCAGTTCCTAAAATAGGGGATGCTGACTATGTTGCACAAAGCGAATTACCATTTGCCGATCAAAAAGTAATATTATTTGATGAGTCATTATTAAATAAAGATCCTAACTTTGAAAATATTAATGCATCTATTAGTTATAAAATGGATGATGTTGAGAAAATGTTTGAAGGTTATGAAATTTCTGACAGAACTAAAGAAGGTATTATTTATGAATATGATTGGTACACAAAATCAAAATCATGGGAAGGTGATAAAGGTAATCTTTGGCACGGATTAAAAGTTAATCCAAAAGAACAAAGTAAATTTGAAGCTAAGATCAAAGAAAAAATTATGAAAAGAGAAATCATAATTCAAGAAGGTGAAACGTGGGCCGAACAATCAAAAATTAAAGCACAATTAGATACACAAGATTTAAAAGATTTAAACAAGGTTAGAATAGAGCAGGGGTTAACACCAATAAAAGAAACTACTGTCGGCAAAATAAGAGGTAAACCAGTAGAAGCAAAATTTGTTTCTGGCAATATAGATGGAGTTCAAACAGGTTTAAAAGACAACGAAATAAAACGATTAGCTTATATTATGTCAGATAGTATACAAAGTCAGCATCGTAATTTTCAAAAAGAACCGTTAACTATGGGTTTAGTGCATGATTACTCAGCAACACCATTGGCGTTAAGAAAAAAAATTAAAAAATTAGAAAGTAAAATTAAAAATAATGAAGTTGCAGGAATAGTAGAATTAGATCAATTAAACGAATTAAATAATTTAAAAGAAATAGCATCACAGCAAACTAAAAAAGTTTTAGCTATGCGACAAAATAATAAATTTTTACAACCTCCTTATAGTTATTCTGAAATGGAAACTTTATCACATGAGTTAGGTCATTTATTACATCTGCAATTAACAAAAAATACTATTCCAGAATTTATAGAGGGGTATAATTTTAATGTAAGTTTAGCTAAAGCTGAATTAGAAGCAGTATCTAAAAAAATGCGACCTAATTTATGGAATGATAAACATATTAAATCTTATAAAGGTGATATTCCTGATAAAGTTAAACAACAACATCTTGATCAAGTTTATTATAGAAATAAAGATGTTGAGTTATTAGCTGATTTTATAAAAGGGTATTTAGTTGACCCTAAACTGACAAAAAGATTAGCACCTACAATGTCTAATATATTAAAACAAATGGTTAATGAAAGTTGGTTTAAAGATATATTAAAATTAGCTAAAGCTGATACTATGCCTAAAGATGGTCTGTTAAAAAAACAAGAAATCAATTCTGGTCTTTTAAATACAGCTATGGTATAACGATGTTATGCAATGTGAATGTGGTAGTAAAAAAATATCCCATATAATTATGGACCCCGATTGGAATAATCCTAATGCGGACTATTCTAAAACCGAGGTCTATGAATGTATGGATTGCGGTAAAGAAATTAATTTAGCTTCCAAAGTAAATTCTCAGGACGAAGATTAGTATAACGCTTTAACATCTTCCAATCTTTATGACCGCTAATCATAGCAACCTCTGGAATTTGCCAACCTTTTTCAAACAACCGACTAATACCTTCATGGCGCATGTCATTAAAACGAAGATCTATAATATTTAATTTTTTCATTAGACGTTGCCACTGACTTTTTAAAGCTTCATACGAAGGTAAGTCATTGCGCATTAACAAGTTAAAAGCTTTGTTAGATATAGGTATTTTTCTTTTACCAACATGCTTCACTGTTTTATGGTCATCTAAAATAATTAAGTACCCATTCTTATTTTTTTCAAAACGAAAATTTCTATTCACCCATTCTGCTTTGCGCATACAAGTAAGAATAGCTATCTTAATACTGGCCCACATTTCAGATGATGCATGCTTATTAATTAATTTTAATTCACTAAACGTCGGGCGACGATCACGACTATCATCATGTATAGTTGGCTTCTTTGTATCAATTGCAGGATTAACTATCTTCATATGTTCTATTTCAACAGCATATTGATAGATTTGTTTAATACGATTAACACGTTTGTGAATAGAACTTGGTTTTAAAATTTTCTTTTTACTTTTAACATACATAGAAATATCTTTTGCTGTTAAATATAATGGACCAGTTGTATTCAACAATAAACGAAAGTCACTAATCAGTTTATCAATCAAACGAATTTCATTCATTTCATGTTTCAATTCAGGAAGCTGTTCATTCTTATACATGTTAGCTAACTCAACAAAACATTTTTTATCTTCATAAGTATCAATCTTTTTACGGTCAATGTCCGTTAACGTATGACGTATAAAAATTTCAGCTAATGATTTGTCTAAAAATTTTTGACATATTTTCACGCCTTGCTGACGAATAGACACATGGAATACTTTAGTTCCATCTGTTTTAATATATTCTTTTATATATTTCATATAAACTCCTTTTTTAAAGAGCCAGGGTCCTTTCACATAGGAATCATAATCCTTGTGTCGGGGGTTCAAATCCCTCCTCCGCTACCATTACCTTAATAAATGAATGTTCTGGTTTGGTCAAGAACTATAACAATGTTATACTATTTATATTATTTGTGAAATATGGGGAAAAATGGGGAGCAAATAGATTAGGACTGCTTTTAAATCTATGGGATTACTCCCCCTTTTTAAGTTTTATCAGGTATTTTAGATAAAACTCAGCTTTGAGTAAATCCTCAACGCCGTTTTTAAATTCAGACCGAAATATATATTTAAAGATATTAAACTTAATTCCGCCGATAAATTCTTCCTCTGACAACATATCTTTAGCCACATCCAGAAATTCTTTCTTACCAGATGTGTAATGTGCTGGATGATTAACAGGATCATTCATTCTACAAAATATTTTGGTTTTAATTTTTTTATATAATGTAAAACGGATGAATGATCTTTATTCATAAACCTTGCAATTGCTGAATAATTATAATCTGTATTTTTATAAACAGCATGACAAAAATCAGTTCTTGCTTGCACTAAATTTTTATATCTTCTTTCAGATTTAAACTCATCTAATCTTACCTCATACGTTGTGCAAACTTTTAAACACCACGCCATTAAACTATTTGCTTGTATGTTTTGTAATGAATTAGAATAAGTAGGTCCAACAATTTTTAGTAATTCTTTAACTCTTTTTATTTCATCCTGAGATAAAAATTCTTTTTTATCTACATTTAATTCTCTTGATGATACTTGTACTTTTACAAAAGGAATTGATTTTTTATACATATATACTACTTGCTCTTTTTCTGCATGGATCACAAAACCTATCAAACTTAGAATAAGAAAAATATGTAGTAGGACATAAAGTACATTTTTTTAATTCTTTATTTTGTGTTCGTGGATTTGTTACAGAAATATAATTTTTTTCTCTGTATTTTTTCATAGCTAATTTTTTTTTTACGCTACTCATTTATATCCTTTTAAAAATTTTTCTATTCTTTTATTTTGAAACAATATTTCTTTTGCTAATTTTTTATTTTTTAATTTAATTACAGCATCTTTAAGTAATTTATTAATAAAATTTTTAGCTGTATTTTTTTTTAACATTAATTTTTTAGATGCACTCATAAGTATTATTTTTTTTCTTTTACAAAGTTAGGTTTTAATACTTCAATTTCCTCTGTTAATTTTTGATTCTTTTGTCTTAAATCAAAATTTTTATCGGCCCAATTTTCTAATCGTTCCTCTAAAAACTTATTATGTGTAACAAGTTCTTTGTTAGTTTTCTTTAATTCCCTAATATCTTTTTCTAAAATTTTTATATCTGACATGTTGTGCTTAATTCTTGTTGTTTAATTACATAAGTAGGACCATAACCAAGATCCTTTAAATTATTTTTATTGTAAACATCCTTACTTTTCTTCCATCCTTTATAAGTAAAATTTTTTCTATCACCCGTCATCAAAACATAGAGATCTATACCGCCGTCTATTTCTTTTTTAGGAGTCACAAGCAATTGACCGTTAGATAAATTTGTTGTTTTAATATCAATAGCAACACCATCAATAACACAATCTGCTGAACCTTTTCGTACATGATAGGTAAAGTCTGGATAAATATTCATCATTTTGCAAAAAGCTATTTCTGATAACACACCTAACTCAGAGATTTCTTGATTGGTCTTTCGTGATGCTACTTTTCTATTTAATATATTATGTCTTTCACAGGCATGAAAACGGCGAAAAGCTAACTCACTACCAGCATGTATTTCAACATCATTAAGAGTAACAGTTTTATTTATATTAGGTAATATCATACTTCATTTCCCCAAGCATCCCAGCCATCTACTTTTTGCCTAGCAAACAATTCAATTCGTGGAAGATCTCCACATAGTTCTACTATACGATTTCTTACACAATCTGGTTTTCGTGAATGTTCTCTAATTGGCTCATAAACTACTTGATGAACTCCTTTAGAAACTCTTTTTGGTTTTCCTTTAGTAGCCAGTAAACAAATTTCATTATTGGCTCTTGTCCAATATCCCAAACCCCAGAATAAACTATCTGACTTTTTGTTTTTTTTAATCCAACTAAAAGCACAAGTTTTATACGTAAAACCCCATTCTTTAATAACTTCTAATGCTTGTTCTAATAAAGGATAAATAACCCATAAAAATAATATAGAATTTTCATCTGCTATATTTTTAACAGGTAAATTTTTAATATCTTTAATATCCATACAATCATAATGATTTTCTGGACTTTTCTTTTTTCCTTTATCAGAATAAGTTTTAAATCTCCAAGCAGGATCAGAATAAATAATGTTATATTTTTTATTAGGTAATATCATAAATACCTTTTTCAATTTTAATACGATCTAATGCTTTTTCCTGGGATAAATCTTTTTGATGATGTTCAACAGCTAGAGTCATTGCATTGGCTCTGTATAATTCTATCTCTAATTCTTTTAAGTCATCAATAAATTTTTCATATTCAGGATCATCGTAAGCATGCCATTCAGCTTCCTTACCTGATTTATTTCCTTTATGTTTTTTACAAAGATAAGCTACTTTCTTTTTTAAAAATTTTTCTTGATGATGCACCTCTGCTTTTAATTGACCAGCATAAGCAGTAACATCAAATATTAAAGAAGCTAAACCTTCTCTATCTACTGGTAATCTAGGAGGTAAAGTAAATTTTTCTTTGTTCATAAAACTCTCTAATTTTTTTATCAGGTGATGTGGCCCAATATTTTTTGGCAATAGGACTAATCATTAGTCTTTGTAAATGCCATTCCAATTCATTATGTTGATGTTGTTGTTCATGGAGTAAATAATGCATGGGTATTGTCCAAATATCAGACACACGCTTACCCATCATAAATCTTTCACCAAGAAATTTAACGTGGCAACATTGAATACCTTCGGTTGCACCTGTATAAAAACACGGCTGGGAAGCTACATGTTTTTGATGTGATTTACTTCTTATTATTTCTTGCATTAATTATTTTTTCCAGATCACTTGCATGCGCAACAATCCAAAAACCTTTTCTATGTTTTTGACATAATGCAATAACTGGTATTTTATTTTCTGCATTTGCCAGCTTTTTTGTTTCATCATACAATGTAATAACTCCATGTTTTTTCTTTTCTACTTTAGTTATTTTTAGGTTTTTGTTTTTTAACAATTGTAATCTTTCTATGATTAGGATTAGGATTAGACATTGAATGTACTCCTATCCATTTATATTTATTTTTTCTATTAATAAAACTTGGACTAATTTTTTCTATAATTGCATCTAAAAAATAATTCATAATTCTCCTTAAATATTTAAGTTTTTTTCTTTTCATCAAAAATTTGTTTTCTTCTTGTTTCTAAATAAGGTGCCATTAAAGTTTGTATAATAACAAAGTCATTTGGCGACGTAATCATTAGATGACGAGTTAAAAAGGTTGACAATGCAAGACTGAACGTAGCGGAGTTAACCTGCTTGTTCTTTTTTAACAAGCCATCTAACGACTTTAATACCTTACCAAAATCTTCTTTAAAATTTGGATCGTCAGGTATCATACACTCCAACCTTTTATGTATAGAGCATCTTCAGACACAATATTTTTCTTAGGAGGAAACATGCTGTGTCTGGTAATCATCTTCTATTATAACCACCACGGTATCCACCACCTTGGTTGTTGTTGTAGCCACCTTGAGGATTATTCCCATAATCTTTTGGTTCTTTTTTCTGATATGGAAATGCCTTAATGGGGACATGTCCATCCATTACAACATTTAATTTAACAGCAGAGTCAGAGTTAGTATTTTCAAATATTACCCCGCAATTTTTCCAAATAGGCTTGCTATTTGGGTCTTGTTTTTCACTTTCTTTACGACTATCGTAAGCCAGTGAATATATTGGATCAGCCATTTTACTTCTCCTTTTCCTTTTTGGTTAATGGTTTAAATATACTTTTGCCTAATTTTTGTTCTTCCTTAAATTGAGAACAAAAATCTCTAGCATTACAATAACTTTCACAATTTTTAGCAATAGAACGACGATGTTCTACTCCTACATTTTTGACATTACTGTAATTTGAACGTGCCACTGAGATTGCATCTTCCCGCGATGAACAAACTCCTCCCGATAATGCACGTCCGCCTTGTTCAGTTACTACTGCCCAAGTTTCACCCCTACGCCATTGTTCTTCGGGAGTACAAAGAGGTAAATTCGTTTTAGCGTCCTCCAATTTTTGAAGGCGTTCTAATATAAATTTTTCAGTTTTTTCTCTATCCCATTCTATGAGTCTATAAGGCATTACATCATGAGGAGGATAATTTTTTTTATGCTTTTCTTTTTCTGACCAGTTTTTAAATATAGCTAAAATATTAAGTGAATTAACTTTATAACCATTACGTTCTAATAAATTTTTATAAACATTTTGTTGTTCGGTCCATTTATCTTTTGTATCAAATATAACTGCCCAGGTATTTACAAACTTATAATCCCATACATCAACATGAAAAGGATCACCGTCAATTGGTTGTATTAAATCAAGTTGGCCACCTAATACTGTTCCACCATAAGGACCATCATAAGTAGAATAAACTCTTTGTTCAGTAGTTCCTGTTGTTGTGGCATTTTCAAATATGCTATGACCTACCGTACCAAACACAGACCATGTTAAATCCGAAACATCTATAATAATTTTATCACTATTTTCTTGTTCTAATACTACTTGTCTTGCAGACTTACTTAACTGGGAAGCTGTATAATCAGATCTGCCTTTGTCATATTGGCTTGCAATTTTCATACAAGCATTAACATATGTTTGAGGTAAATTTCGTTTATTAGAGTAAGCTACCATTTAATTATCAGAGTCCCAATCAGGGTCCGTTCCGCCATAACTTTGATGTTCAATTGAAAAAGATGTATTGCCTTTAGGTAATAATTTATCATTAATTATATCATCTAATAAACCTAGCTGATCGTAACTAACATCATGAATAGTACCAAGAGCAGATCTAAGATTACTACTCTTAGGTAAAGATCTCATTAATTTATCTACTTCTTTATAAATTAAATCTAACCTTGTTCTTAATCCTTGAATTTGTAAAAAATTATCTTTTGTGATAACAGTTTTACTGGATTTAGATTTCATCGGTCTTTATCCTTTTTATAAGGGGTCCACGTTTCGGGTTTGGACCCCTTTTTAAATACAAACTATTGTATTATTCAACAGCACCTAAAAACCTTATGTTTTTAAATGTTCCTTAACAAATAATAAACTTAAATTAATTCGTCAAGTTTTTTTGTTATAGATATAACAATGTTCTTATAAAACAAGAACATTAAGCATGTTATATGATATAACATTGTTTTTTTCTTGATTTTAAAAAAAAGCTATATTATTTAGTTCGTGCCGAAAGAGAACATTGGTGTTTTTTTGGCAAATAAATTGGACTGAGAAAGTTTAGACGGCGAAATTATGAAGTGTCCTCATTGTAATCATGAAATAAAAAAAGTTCCTTTAACTTTAAAAATGCAAAAAGTTTTTAATTTTATAGATATGTACATTAAAGAAAAAAATGAAGCACCATCATATGATGAAATTATGAATCATTTTAGTACAACAAAATCAAATGTTGCACGTTATATTTTAAATTTACAAGAGAGAGGATGGGTTGCTAAAGAAATGTATAAAGCAAGAACTTTAAAAATATTATGAGTGGATATATTAAAATAGATCGCAGTATTTTATATCATCCTGCATTACAAAAACGAGGTCAAGAGTTTTGTGAGAAAGGTGCTTTTTTATGGTTATTATTGGAAGCTAGTTTTGTTGACCGTAAATATAGAATAAAAGATAAAACAGTTTATTTAAAACGTGGTCAATTATGCTGTTCTCATACTTTTATGGCAGAAGCATGGGGATGGGATAAATCAAGAGTACAACGCTATTTAGATAAATTAAAAAAATTTTCGACTATTTCAACCGATACGCCAACCGATACGCCAAACGATACACCAGACATCCTTACAATCTGCCATTATGACAAGTATCAAGATACGCCAAACAATACGCCAACCGATAACAAACATAATAAAGGTAATAATAAAAGAAATAATAATATAAGTGATAAAGCTTTTGAGGAGTGGTGGAAAGCGTTTAATTATGTGGGTCCAAATAAAGGAGTTAAAGGAAAAGCAGAAAAATTTTATTATAAAAACAAACAAGATAATGATTTAATGGTTAAGATACTTACAACATATAATCATTATTCAGAACACCAGCAGTCAAAAAAATTAGGAGTTCCCATGGTAACGACATGGTTAAATGGAAAAAACTGGGAAACATACAACATGATACCTGATAAAGAAGAATTTATTCTTACAAAAAAAGCAGATAATTATTTGCAATGGGTTCCTTGGGTTAAAAAAGGAATGAGGTCCACATCAATAGATCAAACAATGGTTAGAAGAATGTTAGATGAAAAACTAATAACTGAAGAAGAATACAAAGCCTATGTCTAAAAGAAAAAAAAGAAAAAAAATTGAAGCATCTGATTTTGGATCTACTACATTAATTAAAGATGAAGAAAATAATCAATTAATTAGACCTGTAGATGGTGCTAGATTTACAGTAGTTTATCCAACAAATGAACAAAGACATTTACAAAGAATTGATGACCACATTTTAATATTATATCGTAATAGAAAATTGTTAAATCCAATTAATGCTGAAAGCAATTCAAGGCGATATATGGCTGGCGCAATTATAAGAGAATTAGGTCAAAGGGCCAATATAGAAGAAAGAGTAACGCCAAATTGGGATAGTTTTTTAGTAATGATACATGGATCTAAAACAAATATAGCTGTAGATAAAATTGATTCTTACCAAAAATTACATGAAGCATTAAAGTACGCTGTTAATTATAATGGTATTTTATGGGATTGTTGTATTGCAGATAAAAAAGCAGGATCTAAAATGAATAAATTAAGAAAAGGTTTAGATATGTTAATTGAGTATTTTAAAATAAAGTAAGGGGAATTAATCCCCTTTACCCTCAAGTATTTTATTAGCTTTTACAGGATCTTTTTCTAAGTTAAATTTTATAATTTTATTTAACAATTTTAATTGTTCCGTTCCAGTTTTAGCATTAAAACTTTCTGGATAATCCCATTCAGGATCATACGCTTTAAATCCAGCTTTCATCATTCTTTTTTTCCAAGCTAAATCATCCGCTTTAGTTCCGTTGCCCATAATAGCGCCTAATGACGCTATTGTTGACGCTAATCGCATTGGATCACTCATTTTACCTCCTTTGTTGTAAAATCATAGTCATTAAAAATATAATTATTAACTTTATCAGAATTTTCACTCCAATTAACATCAATAACTTCGTTATCTGTAGTAACAATTAAATGATAATCATTTTTAACAGTTTTAATAACTTTACCAGAAATGTTTTTGTTGTTATGTTTTAACATAACAGTTTCACCACTCCATGCTTTGTAATCATTTAAAACTATATCACCAATTGGTACTAATTTACCGTCATAGTTTCTAGTCATTCTTTTATTCATAACACTGTTATATCGTATAACATTGTTATATGTCAAACAATATTATACAATATTATATTTTTTTAAAAAAAAACATGTTCACTATTTGTACTGGTATGAAACTGTCAACAACTAAGTTAAAACCTTGATAACACTACAATTCCGTTAAAAATCAGGGAAAACTATGACACCAGAGGTTACACTTTGGAGGTCAGTAATAATCCAAGCTATTTTAGATGCTTTGGGACTGTTCCCAGAACCTAGCTATTCTAACAAATTTATACAAAAAGAAGCGCTAGACTGGATGAAAAGCGGGGAAATAAACACAATATCAGATTATGCTGACACTTCATCAGACTATATTAAACACTTATATAATAGATTAAAAACCCAGCGCCATCTTAGACCGTTTGAAACGGAGGAATTATTAAAAAATGCTTTTTTTCGACCCCGACAATTTACAGTTTACAGTAATGAGGAGTGATGATGATGGAAAACCAGTCGTTATAGTTAAAATTATTGGATTTACAGATGATAATGAAGCAAATCTCTTTTCTAACCAACTTTTAGCATTACATGGCGAAACGGAAACACAAACGATCCATTAGTGGCCTTTGGTTTTTTGAAAAAACGCGGAAAGAACAGCAGGAATATCAAAAATGCACTATTTGTGGAGATATAGGCATATTTAGTAATGATTACATGAGAACCTGGTATTGTAGCAAACATATGGACGATAAATGGAAAAAACAGGACGACCAAGCATTAAATCAGACGAACTTATAGATAAGATCTTAAATGATTTAGCGCATGGCATCAGCATTAAAAAAGCATTAAAAAATCATGGTGTTTGGTGGGAGTCTTTTAGACAATGGTTAAACAAAGATCCAAATTTACGAAAACGATACACAGATGCAAAAGCAGACGGTATTGAATGGATGATGGCCGAAACAGAAGAATTATCCTCAAAAGCACTTGAGGAAGCTAAAGATGAGAATAAAGCGGGGAGAACTAACAGAGATTTCGTCAACATGATGCGACATCACATTAACTTACAAACCTTTAGAGCAAGCAAACTAGCACCAAGAGTATATGGTAATAAAGACCAATTGGAAATAAGTGGAATAGATGGTGGAGAGATTAAAGTTAGCTTCGAGAAATGATTGGACTGGCCTTTATAAGGTACTGGGATATAGTAAAGACAAATCAAATAGCAAAGGATCTAAGGACATCAAAGTACAAACAAAGAGTAATAAACAACAAAAAGAAGATAAAAACAGATCAAATCAATATAAAAGAAGCTAAAAAGGAATGTAACGGTTTGTAACGGTTGACATGATTAATGGCTGTATTCTAAGGTAAATTAGACTTGAACTGTATCTGTTGTTGCTTTTCAGCGTTCTTTTTAGTCTGTAAACCTCACGAGATCTTAAAAAAATCTTAAAAATTAATCAAAATTTGTGAAAAATAACAAGAAATGGCTGATTTCTAAGGTTTTGAAGGGATAATTAATCCTTTTTGACTATTATTTGACTGTTTTCTGCCGATTTTAAGGCAGGCAACCCCATCGGAAAAAAAAAATAAGATTAGCCAACCCCTTTTAATACTTAGAGGACCTTATTCAAGGGTTCTAAAAATATATAGTAGAATTTTATTCATGATCTTCCCGTAGAAAGTATGAATGACTAACGTAACAATACCGTATAAACCTAGAAAACATCAGGCACAGTTACATAGAAAGATTAAACGCTTTAATGTACTCCCATGTCATAGAAGATTTGGGAAAAGCTACTTTTCTTTGGCTGAAACATTAAAAAAAGCATTTCAGAATACTTTACCTAATCCTAGGTATTATATTATATCGGCTACCTATTCGCAGGTTAAAAAAATACATTGGGATAATTTAAAATTACTAACAAAAAATATTCCTTATACCACTTATCATGAAACAGAATTACGCTGTGATATGATTGGGGGAAGAAGAATACAATTATTAGGCGCTGATGGATCTAGTGTTGATTCTATAAGAGGTATTTACGCTGACGGGGTAATATTAGATGAATGTCAATTATTACATAAAGATTTAATTACAAAGGTTTTACGACCAGCTTTGGTTGATAGACACCAACTAGATAAAAAAACAGGATGGCTAATAGCCATTGGAACTCCTTCAGGTCATAATTTCTTTTATGACATGTATATGAATAACAAAACCCAAAAAGATTGGTTTGTTAAAAAATACACTGTTGAAGATACTAAAATTATTCCAAAGGACGAATTGGAAAACTTAAAGTTAATGATGAGTCCTGAAGAATACGCTACTGAGTTTTTATGTGATTTTGATGCAGGAGTAGTAAATGGAATTTATTCTAAATCTATGCAATTGGTAGAGGATGAAAAACGTATTACTACAGTCCCGCATATTCCAGAATTACCTGTAACCACGTTTTCAGATATTGGATTTCGCGATGCTTTCAGCATCGTATTTGTGCAAAAGCAAGGTTCAGCAATTCATATAATAGATCATTTAGAAAGCGCAGGAGAAAGTATAGAATTTTACGCTAATAAATTAAAGGAATTGCCTTATACGTATGATAATCACTTTGCAGGACATGACATAGTGGTTAAAGAATTAGGAACGGGTAAAAGTAGGCAAGAGATAGCTTCCAATTTAGGATGGTTTATACAAGCTGTACCTAAGTTAAAAGTAGAAGAAGGAATTAATGCTTTAAGAATGGTATTAAAACGTTGCTATTTTGAAAAAGAAAAATGTGACTATTTAATTAATTGTTTAAAGCAATATAGATGGAAAACAAATCAACTAGGTGAAATAACGTCAACACCGCACCACGGAACCGAAAGTAATTCGTGTGATGCAATGCGGTATATGGCAATCGGCTTAAACGAGTCTAGTTCTTGGTCCTCAGATTTAAAGTACGGACCTTCTGGGATAGTCTAGCATTTTGTTTTCTAAGATCCTCATTTTCAACTTTGAGATTAAGACCCCACGCCATTAACGTATTAATGGGACGACGGCCGTTAAAATAATTACCTATACTGGTTCTCGTTTGACCTGACTCCCTAGCCAATTGACCTTGGCTAATACCAAGATATTTTAAAAATTGTCTAAATTTAGTTTTAGTCATATAACAGCGTTACATATAGTATATAAAAATAATAAGCAATGAAATTAAACAAAAAAAAAGAAAACGAATTAAAAGGTACTATTACGCGCGAAATTACTGATGCTTTAGGGTATCAGAACGGTAAATTGGTCCAAGAACGAAGTCTAGCATTAGATTATTACAATTCTGAGCCATTTGGTAATGAGGTAGAAGGAAGATCTCAGGTTATATCAAGTGATGTGTTGGAAGCTGTTGAAAGTGTATTACCAAGCTTGCTTCGGATATTTACAGCAGGGGACGATATAGTTAAATTTGAACCTGTATCTGAGGAAGATGAAGAAGTATCAAAACAAGCCACAGAATACATAAATCATATCATATTTAAGGATAATGACGGATGGCAAGTGTTTTATACCTGGTTCAAGGATGCATTAATTCAAAAAAATGGCTTTATAAAGCATTATTATAAATACGAGGATGAATTTGTCAAAGAGTCCTATAAAGGCCTTACAGAGATAGAATATCAAGCATTATTAGTCGATGATGATGTTGAAGTAAAAAACGTCGAAGAAGTTTCAGAAGAAAAAATGGTCATGACCGATCAAGGAGAAATGGCCGACAGTGAAATTAAATTTAATGTTGATGTACGCCGTAAATCATCAGCAGGAAAAATATGTATTGAAAACGTTCCTCCCGAAGAAATACTTGTTTCCAAACGAGCAAAAAATTTGGCGGATGCGCCATATATAGCGCATCGTTTAAAAAAGACGGTAAGTGAATTAATTGGTGAAGGATATGATAGAAAAAAAATAGAAGATCTACCTTCTTATGCTAATTCTACATGGAATGAAGAAACATTAAGCCGTAACATGTTTGATGAAGAAAGTTACATGGATGAAAACGCTGATCCATCTATGAGAGAAATTCTTTACATGGAAAATTATATTCGCACCGATGTTGATAATGATGGTGTAGCTGAATTATTAAAAGTAATTACTGTAGGTGATACAAATGAAATTTTGGATGTAGAAGAAATAAGCTATATTCCTTTTTCTACGTTAACACCAATTATTAATCCGCATCGCTTGTTTGGAATGAGTGTTGCTGATTTAGTAATGGATATTCAACAAATTAAATCTGTTCTATTACGTCAATGCTTAGATAATGCATTTTTAATGAATAATAGTAGAGTGTTAGCACAAGACGGAATGGTTAACCTCGATGATTTATTACAATCAAGAGCAGGAAACATTGTAAGAGTTAAATCACCAAACGCTGTTGTTCCATTACAGGCCCAAAACTTTATGCAAGAAGGTTTGGCAATGATTGAGAAAGTCGATCAAATAAAAGAACAACGTTCAGGTATAAATAGATTACAACAAGGTTTAGATCCAAACACAATACAAAAATCTCATACAACTGCAACTGGTGTAAGAGAAGCAATGCAATCAGCAGGACAACGTATTGAAACCATTGCTAGAGTGTTTGCAGAAACAGGAATTAAAGATTTAATGAATTGTTTGTTAAAATTAACAACACAATATCAAGATCACAAAAGAATAATTAAAATTAGAAATAAATACGTTCCAATAGACCCAAGAGAGTGGAAAAATAAATTTAATTTAACAATAAACGTGGGGTTAGGAACGGGAACACACGAACAACGTTTACAAATTTTAGGACAAATTTTAGGTATTCAAAAAGAGATCTTAATGTCAGGTAGTAAATTGGCAAATGAACAAACAATTTATAATACACTAGAAAGAATGGTGCATAATGCAGGGTTTAAATCCCCGCAAGAATTTTTTGTTAATCCAGAAACACAACCACCAGAAGAAAAGAAAGATCCTATGCAGGAAAATCCATTATTAATTGCAACACAGCAACAAATACAAGCAGATAGAGAAAAGAACATGGCTGATCTGCAATTAAAAAAAGAAAAAATGGAAGCTGAACTTGAATTAAAAAAACAAGAAATGATGGCAGAATTAAATTTAAAGAAACAAGAAATGCAAGCTGATATACAATTAGAAAGAGAAAAGTTACAAGCAAAAGTTAGAATGGGTGCTGTGTAATGGCTACTAATTTTGTTCCTTTTCAACAATCATCATTATTTTCTAATATTGCAGGAGGTAGTGGACAACCAATAGGCGCTGTTCCAATGGATTTTGCAAAAGCAACACCATATGTATGGAATCCAAATCCTGTTACACCTGATCCAGAAGTACCTGAAAGCGGTTTTGATATGGAAACATTTTGTTCAATGCCAGCTAATGCAGGACACCCAATGTGTGTTCAACAAAATCCAAATGATACAACTGATATGGAAAATAAAAAAATTAAAATAGAAGGTACAGACAGATATACGACGGATAACAATTTTATTCCTACCGATGAAGAAATTGCAGGTATGTCGAATGATGAATATATTGATAACCTTATACAACGTGGCTGGTTAAAAAATAGCGCGCTTGGATATTTGCCAAGCAAAGGTAATATGGTGGAATTAAGAAAAGGAACTTTAATAAATCCGTATTTAACTATGGCTTTTGGTAAAGAACAAGAAGCAAAAAGAAAAAAAATAATAGAAGAATTAGTTAAACGTCAATACAATGTACGAGGTACGGCGGATAAAACATCATTCCATTTACAACCAAATGCACAAACTGGTTTGTTAAGTGCTGGTAATGAAGCATTAGGAATAACAGGTAATCAAGTAGATTATCAATTAGAACAATTAAGACAAAAAAATAAAGATAGAATATTAGGTGGTAATCCGCATGCTGATACATATTCATATAATCAAATAATTAATGATGCAATACAATCAGGTGGTACAATTAATCCACATGAATTAAACTTTACGGCTAGTCCGCAAAATTATACATCAGCACAATCACAAGCTGGTGCAGGTCTTTTAAATCAAGGCAATCCGCACATGATGTATAATAAAAAAAAGAAAAAATATGAAAAACAATATGCAGGTGATTATTAATGACACCTGAAGAAGAATTAAAACGATCAGAAGAAGCAAAAAAAATTTTAGAGCATCCTATATTTAAGGAAGCTAATGACAAGTTACGATTAGGATTAGTAGAAGAATTAGTTAATAGTCCTATTCGGGACGCTGAAGCGCGCGAAAAACTTTATCTAATGATAAAGATGCATGAATCAGTGTTAAACCAGTTAAAATCCATAATGGAAACTGGTAAATTATTAAAAAAATAAAGGTAAAATATGGCAGAAAATCCTACTCAGGAAACTGCGGTTACTGAAGAACCAACGGTTCAACCTGAACCAGAGGTAAAAGAAAATTTATTAGGTCAGTTCGAGAACTTACTAACCGCAGAGAACGAACAACCGACATCAGAAGGTGAACAGGACGCGAAAGCACAACCAGAAGCGCCATCAGATGAACCAACTCCCGATGATTTGGAACTAGAGGAAACTGACAACTCCCCAGCAGAAGGGACCGAGGAACTTGTTACCGTCAAAGTAGATGGTCAAGATACACAAGTTACCCTCGACGAACTTAAAAATGGATATAGTCGTCAAAGCGATTACTCAAAAAAAACTCAGGCATTAGCTGATGAACGTAGAGGTTTAGATACTGAACGTGATAAAGTTACTACTGAATTAGAAGCGGTAAAAAAAGAACGCGATGATTATGCAGTTAAGCTAAAATCTTTTATAAAATCTGATAAGCAAGAAGATATTGACTGGGATAAAGTTTATGAACAAGACCCCATTGAATATGTTCGATTAAAAGCAGAAGCAGATAGAAAAAAAGAAATACGTCAACAGGCGGAAACTGAATTAAAGTCTATTCAACAGAAACAAGATGAGGAACAAAAGAAAAAATACGCTGATTATGTTACGACACAAAGTAATATGTTAAGTGAAAAAGTTCCTGAATTTGCTGATCCTGTTAAAAAAGGAAAAATACAAGCAAATGTTAAAAATTACTTAAATGAAATCGGATTTAGCGATCAAGAATTAAGCATGTTAACAGACCATCGTACCGTTATGGTAGCGATAGAAGGCATGAAATATAGTCAATTGAAAAAAGCTAAACTTGGTGACAAAAAAGTAAAAAATATTCCTAGAGTTTCTAAGTCTGGAATTCCAGTTTCTAAAGATGACGCTAACTATGAACGTCGCAAAGATGCAATTAAACGTGTTAAGTCTGGTAAGTCAGGTGACATGCTAGAAGCGTTTATGAACGTACTAAATTAGAAAGGAAATTGTATGGCACAGCCTACGAACACCTTCGATTCATACGATAGCATTGGTAATCGTGAAGATTTGACGAACCTAATTTCATTAGTGGCAGTTACAGAAACTCCATTTTTAAGTGGGTTGAAATCTCAAAAAGTAACAAATACTTTTCATGAGTGGCAAACTTTAGCGTTATCAAGTGTTGCTGATAACAAAGTAATTGAAGGCGACGAAGCGACTTTAGACGCTTCTTTAACAACTGCAAGAGTAGGAAACTACACTCAAATTGCAGATAAAACTGTTGTAGTATCTAATACGTTAGATGCTGTTAACAGAGCAGGAAGAAAGAAAGAAAAAGCTTTCCAAATGTTGCACAAATCTAAAGAACTAAAAAGAGATATGGAACACGCGATGATTGGTTTAAACAACGGGCGTGTTGCAGGAAACTCATCAACAGCAAGAGAACTTGGATCAGTCCAATCTTGGATTGCTACAAATGACATTATGGGTGCATCTGGTTCACCAGCTTCCCCTACTGGAAACGGTACGGACGCTAGAACTGATGGAACTCAAAGAGCATTAACAGAAGCAATTTTTACAAGTGCATTAGACTTAATTTTTGAGTCTGGTGGTAATCCTGACGTTGTTCATGTTGGATCTTTCAACAAAAGAAAAATGAACGCGTTTACTGGACGTGCTGATGCAACTAGAAGCGTTGTCGATAACAACGGTACTATCAATGATTATTTTGACGTGTATCGTAGTGACTACGGTTCTATGAAAGTTATTCCAAACAGATTAGTAAGAACAAGAGATCTACTAATCCTAGAGTCTGATAAATGGGCGGTTGGTTATTTAAGACCATTCACTACACAAGATTTATCAGTGACAGGTGATTCTCATAAATCTCAGTTAATTGTTGAATACACACTTATTAGTGAAAATGAAAAAGCTAGTGGTGGAGTATTTGATAATACTACTTCGTAAATTTAATTAAGAGTGAGGGGGATTATTCCCCCTCTTTTATTTGTTCAATATTTGAAATTTTAATATTAGAAGTATCAGTTATATCAATATCAACTAAATATTCTAAGTTAGTATTTTTATCTTGATAAACTGAAAATGCATGAACTAAACCAGAACCATATTGTTCTACATGAGTTTGTTTTCTTGCATTTCTTACAAGTTCGTTATTATTTGATATTTGTTTCATTTTTTACCTTCTTGTTTATTTAACAATGTTATACCCTATAACAATGTTATATGTCAAATAAATAATTTATAAACTTAAAAAACCGCAGAAAACAAGGAAAATATGTCCAATTTAACACCATTAAATAAACCCTTTAATCCATCAGATGTGCGACAATATTTTCATTATGATGAAGCTGAAGATAGAACAACTTTATATCAAGAACAAGATGTTAAACCTATTTTAAATGCAAATAAAATAGAAATGAATCATATAGATCAAAGCGGTAATTTTATGAAACATGTAGCATGTATTCCAAGAATAGTTATTGAACAATGGCGCAAAGAAGGAATAAATTTTTTTGATCCTAACGATTGGAAAAAAGTTAAACAAAAATTAAACAGTAATGAATTTCAATATTTTAGAACATGGCACGGTGATATATAATGGCTTTAGACACATTCGCAAATTTAAAAACATCAATAGCAAATTATTTAAACCGCGATGATTTAACGTCATATATTCCTGATTTTATTGCATTGGCCGAAGCAAGACACGGCAGAGATTTAAGATTACGAATTATGGAAAACGTGGCAACAGCAACAGCAACAGGTGGTACTAATTATATTTCTTTACCAACAAACTTTTTAGAGTTTCGATATGTAGCATTAAATACAACACCTAAAATTGTATTACGTTACATGTCACCTTTTGAACTAACAAGAAACTATGGCGGTGTAACAAGCGGGGAACCAATTTATCAAACTGTTATAGGTGAAAAATTATACTTTGGTCCAACGCCTGATAGTAGTTATTCTATTGAATGGGCGTATTATTCTAAACCAACTGCATTAAGTGATAGTAACACATCAAACGCTATTTTAACAAATCATCCAGATTTATATTTGTATGCTTCTTTGTTAGAGTCAGCACCTTTTTTAATGCAAGATGAACGATTAGGAACATGGGCAGAATTATATAGAGAAGCAGTTAAAGTAGCTAATGCATCTGATGAGGTTGGACGACATTCATCAGGTCCGTTGCAAATGACTGCTAAGAGTGTTGCATGATTGAGTTCGGGCAATTAATGTCTGATATGCCTTCTTTTCAAAATAGAGGAAGCATGAAAGTAGATAACGTTATACCTTTAGCTAAAGGATATAAAAGTTTTCCATCTTTTAAAGAATTAACAACAACAGCATTAACAGGTTCAGCTTGTGGATTGCATACACAATTAAGTTCTAGTGGCACAACCAATTATTGTGGTGATGCTACTAAATTATATCAAATGAATAGCAGTATTGTATTCGTGGATAAATCAAAGGCGGGAGGTTACAATAATTCAACTACAGAAAATAGTCGTGACTTTTGGTCTTTCTGCCAATTTGGTAGCAGAGTTATTGCTACTAACTTTGCTGATAATATTCAGTCTTTTGTAGAAGGAACATCAACAGCTTTTGCTGATTTAGTATCACTAAAAGCTAAATATGTTGCAGTTATAAGAGATTTTGTTTTTACAGGATATACAATAGAAAGTAGCACAACATATTCAAACCGCGTAAAATGGTCAGGGATAAATGATCCAACCACATTTACCGTATCACAAACTACTATGTCAGACTATCAGGACTTACCTGATACAGGTAATATACAAGGAATAGTAGGTGGTGAGTCTTTTGGCGTAATATTTACAGATAAAGCAATTTGGAGAGCCGATTTTGTTGGTACTCCATTGATTTTTCAGTTTTCTAAAGTGGCAGATAATATAGGTGCTTTTGCTCCTAAATCTATTGCTAATGTAGGATCTGATATATTCTTTTTATCTCAAGATGGATTTTATAAGATTACTAACGGTTCACAAATTACCCCAATAGGAAAAGGTAAAATTGACGAATTTTTTCTTAATGATTTATCATCAAACTTTGATGGAATATGTTCAGCTATTGATACTAATAATAGTTTATATGTTGTTTCTTATCGTGGTTCTGGTGCAACAGGTAGTTCAACTATTAATAATAAAATGGTTGTTTATAATTATTCAACGGATTCATGGTCAACTTGTTCAGGACAAGACTTGGACTTTATAGGGACAGCTTCCCAGGAAGCATTTACAACTTTAGAAAGTTTAGATGTTTTGGGTTCTGTTGATGATTTGCCAAAACCTTTAGACTCTTATTATTATCAAGAAGGTGTTTTAGGTTTAGCAGGATTTTCAAGCGACAAAAAGTTTGGAAAATTTATGGGTGGATCTATGACTGCAACCGTTGATACGACAGAATTTGAAGGAGCAGAAGGAAAAAGATCTACACTGATTAACGCTAGACCTATTGTGGATGCTAACGGGGAAAACACAACAATTACGGTAACACCGATTACACGTTCTTCCCAAGCAGACTCCGTAACAACAGGTAGTGCTGTAACAGTTAAATCTTCAGGTGATTGTCCTCTTAGAACTAATTCTAGGTATCACCGATTACGAGTTTCAGTAAATGGAAATTTTACGAATATGCAGGGTGTTGATGTCGATGCAAGACCTGAAGGGAAAAGATAATGGCTAATCAGTTTCAAGCTGTACCGTTATCTAATCCAATACCAGAAGAACATCGACGACAATTAGCCATTGTAGTTAACAATTCCTTAGATGGAAAACTAAACTCAACAGGATCAGTTACACTAACCGCCAGTCAAACAACAACAACGTTGTCTGATAGACGTTTAGGTGGTGATAGTGTTATTGTTTTTATGCCGACAACAGCTAACGCTTCGGCAGGAATAACAAGTTTATATGTTTCAGCACAAGGAAAACAAACAGCAACTTTAACACATGCAAACAATGGCCAAACAGACAGAACATACAAATACATCATCATCGGTTAGAATAGTATCTTACGTTCCACCTCAAAATGCTATTGCAATTTGGGAACAAGTAGAACCGCTATTATTAAAAGGGATAATGTATGACGATAATTCATATAGTGGTAAAAATTTATTAGATGCAATTTTAAAAAAAGAAATGCAACTATGGATAAGCTGGAAAGATAAAGTAGAGTCAGCCGTTTTAACACAAATAATTGAATATCCTCAATTTAAAGTATGTCGTTGGTTCTTAGCTGGTGGTTCAAACTTACATTCTTGGTTAGATGATTTAACAAGACAAGTAGAAGCATGGGCAGTAGCCAATAATATTAAACGTATTGAATTAGTCGGACGTAAAGGATGGTTAAAAAAATTAAAGGATTATGAAGCAAAACATATTGTTATGACAAAGGAATTATTATGAGTAAAAGTGCAGGTACACAAACAACACAAACAATTACGGAACCGTGGAAGGTACAATCACCGTATTTAGAAAAAGGATTTGAACGTGCGGAAGAATTATTTAATGCGAGTACACCTAATTATTATCCAAATCAAACGTATGTTCCTTTTGCTTCAGAAACAGAAACAGCTTTGCAATTAGCGAAAGCAAGAGCATTACAAGGCAACCCATTACTTAATAAATCACAAACATACGCTGATAATGTTATGTCGGGTAATTTTCTTAATCCTACAACAAATCCGTATTTAAACAATTTATTTACTACAATGGCTGATAAAGTTAAAACTAATGTAAACACAAATTTTGCACAAGGCGGTCGTTATGAAAGTGGCGCGCATACAGGCGCAATGACGGAAGCATTAGGTGACTTAGCTAACAAAGTGTATGGAGATAATTATAACAGAGAACGTGCTGTTATGGATGCAATGTCATTAAAAGCACCTCAATTAGGTGACATGGATTATTCGGATATTGCTAAACTACAAACAGTAGGTGGAGCAAGAGAAGAATTATCAGAAAGAATGTTGCAAGATGCAATAAAACGTTTTGAATTTGAACAAAGAAAACCATACGAAAAATTAAGAGAATATCAAGCAAGTGTTGGTGGTCCTTTTGGAACATCTCAATCAACTATAGCACCTCTTACTAAAAATCCTATTATGGGTTTACTTGGTGGTGCTTCTAGTGGTGCTGGTATTTACGATATGATTGGTGCAACTGGTTCAGCAAATCCTTATTTATTAGGTGGCGCTTTACTTGGTGGCGCAGGAGCAATGTTCGGTTAGTATGGCAGATGCATTAGATAAAGTTATGAATATGATGTTACCTAATCTTGAAGGTAATCAAATGGCTAATCTTTTAGGCGTTGATACTGTTAGAAAAGCTAGAGGTAGAGGTTTGTTAGATGCGGGTTTAACCGCAATGGCTTTAGCTGGTCCACGTCCTGCTAATGAAAATGTTAATACAGCAATGATCTTAAAACAAATGGTAGATCAAGGCACAAATACATACGACAAATCTATTGATAGAGCAACAAACCAGCTTCAAACAACAACAGCGTTGCAAGATGAAGTACAAAAAAAAGAAACTTTTTATAAATTATTACAAAGTGATTATGTAAATGATGAACAAAGAGCATTTGCTTTAACATTAGGCCCAAAAGAAGGCGCTACGTTTTTAACTAATGCTTATATGGAAAACCAAAAAGCTGGTAATAAATATATAGACGTAGTTCGTACGGCTGACGGTAAAGAAATGAGAGTTACACAAAACGAATACATTAAAAATATAGATGCATATTCTACAGGTTCTAAATTAGCAATAGAAAAGAAAATGGATTTAGCTGGTATTACAGATCAGGACAAAAGAAAAGAAATAATAATAGCCGATATAATGGGTCAAACAATTAATATTGGTGCCGATGGTTCTGTAACTATTGGTAAAGGTTTAGGTTCTGGTACTTTAGAAAAAGGAACTAAGAAAAATCTTGAACAACAAATAATTAATAACAGTGTTAATTTTGAAGGATTTAAAGAAATAAAAGAATTATATAAACCAGAATTTAGTCAATTACCTACAAAATGGAAAATTAATTATTTAAAAATAAAAGATGGTTTAGGTGATTGGAATATTTTTGGTGACATTTCAGAAGAAGATAAAGCATTAATTACAGCATATTCTGAATGGGAACAAAAATCATGGGAAATGACAAATGCTTACATTAAAAGTATTACAGGCGCGCAAATGTCAGAAAAGGAAGCTGAACGTATCTTAAAAGGCTTTGCTGATCCAAGAAAATTATCACCTACAGAATATGAAGCTAAATTAAATGGTATTTTAGATAACGCGATGAAATCAACTATTCGTTATAATTTAATTTTACGTTCAGGTTTAAATATACCAACGGATGCTAACGGCAATCTAAATCCAGAAGCAATTATGACTTTATCAAGCGTTGATAAATACGTTAATGATATAGGTAATGAATTAAAATTAGAACTACAACTTGATGATAATTGGAAAGATAAATCAGAAGAAGAAATAGATTTAGAAGTTAAAAGGCAATTAAAATTATTAATGTATGGTAATCCAGATAACAATGTCTTTACATTGGAGAATATAAGATAATGGGAACAGCACAAGCTAAAGATTGGTCAACTGAAATTCAAAATGAAGTAATAGAAGGTCCAGTTTTAAAAGACGATACAAGCGAATTAGGTAACATGGAAGTAAGCAATACTGATACTACAGCAGGCAAACTTACAACTATGTACCCAGAAATACATGAAAATAATTACATTGATAATACTGGGATAGCCGTTGGTTCTTTGCCACATGATTCATATTATTCGGTTGTAGCTTATGCAAAAAGTAAATTTCCTGATATGGACCCAAAAGAAGCAATTAAACGTTTTGGTCAAGTAGATGGTAGAATTTATTATTTAGGTAATGACCAAAAATTATATTATGCAACGCCTAATTTTTCTGCTGTAAAAAACAATCCAGCAAATTTAGATGAATGGATGTTACGAGCAACAGGTCCCGCAATTCCAATTGTAAGTGGTACAGCAGGCGCATTAGCAAGCTATGGTAATCCTGTTGTTGCTGGTGCTAGTGGTATGGCTGGTGAAGGTTTTAGACAAGGTTTGTCTTACAAATTAACTGGTGAAGAATTGCCAATTGGTCAAAGAGCAATTCATGTTGGTACTGCTGGTCTTATTGAAGGAGGAGGTCAACTTGTAGCTAATAAGTTACTTACACCTGTTATAAATAAAGTTTTACAAACATTACCTAGTAGAATTAAAAATTTTAAAATTGGTGATAGATTTCAAAAATTTAACACTAAAACAAAAAACAAAATAGATATTTTATCTAAAAAATATAAAATTCCGTTAACACATGGTGAAGCTAGTGGAGATCCACGATTAATTAAATTACAAAAACTTTTAGCTAATAAACCAAATTCAGATGAAATTTTAAATGCATTTTATAACATGCGAAATGGCGAAGTTAAGGATGCTATATACAAATTGTTTGTTAACATATCAGAAAAAGAAATAGCACCTGATTTAGCTTTTAAAGAAGCTATATCTGGATCACAGGCAATTATTAAAGGTGAAGAAAGAATACTTATTGATAAAGCTAAAGCTTTTTATAATAAAGCATTTCAAGTAGATAATGTTGATGTTGGAAGTACCATTAATCTTATTGATGAATTAATTAAAGTTTCAAAAGGAAATACTCTTGCTAAATTACATAATGTAAAAAGTATGTTATATAGAGAAATTGATGTTCCAGTTCAAGGACCAACACGAAATGGTGTTTTACAAACACAAAAAAAATTAGTTCCAGAAACAAATTTACAATCATTAGATCAAATAAAAAGAGAAATAGATCAAATACTTAATTCTGCTGGAAGAACAGATACATCTATTGCTAAAGGAAACATTGTTAATTTTACAAAAATTAAAGAAAGTCTTTTAGGTAATATGGATAACGCTAGTTCTGATTACGCTAAAGCAAGACAAATATATGAACATGGCGTACCAAACATAGACAAAATTAAAGGTGGTTTTGTTAACCAAATAGCTAAACAAAATGAAAATATGTTTGCTGATGTTGGAAAAATAATCTTTAATTCAAATAAAAGCAGTGTTGCTGATGTTAAAGATGCAAGAGAATTATTTTTCAAACACGGCAAAGGTAATGAATGGAATCAACTTGTTAGAGGTCATTTAGAAAACGTTTTTGAGTCTGTTATAAAAGACGATAATTTGTTTAGTGCTAATAATCTTGGAGGTTCTTTTTATAAAAAAGTATTTGGTACAAAAAGACAACGCGATATTATGTTAGAAGCTTTTAAAGGTATTGATGGTTTTGGTAAAGAGTTTGCAGACGTAATGACGTTATTAAATCAAACAATAAAAGCTATGGATTTTAATAGTGATACAGCATGGAAACAAATGGCACAAAAAGAATTTATGGAAGATGCTAAACCTTTTATTGGTCAAGCAATTGAAACATTAGAAATTTGGAATCAACCTTCACGTTTAAATAAATGGTGGACTAATGTAAG